GGCAAAGGATGGCTTTAATGTTTGGAAGCAAAGAAAGCGCTTTAATGACGATTCAGAGCATCAAATGTTTGCAGAGGTAAACCAATTACAAGCCAATGTCCTTGACTTGATGGCTAAGGATAAGAGAATTACCCCTGAAGTATTGGCGACTACCCTTGATCAAAGTATTGAAACGATCACCCAAGTAATAAAAACATTAGTTCAAAATGGATATGTTGAGGTAAAAGAATATTCAATCGGCGAAGGCTATGATGAAAATATAATTACAGAACATATTTTAACAGAACCTTTAGGGGATATTTTAGTAAAGATTAAACCGCAAACAAAGGAATTATTAATTAGATATTCCTACGAATGGAAAGAGGGATTCAGTAAAGCAGATATAGATACAAGCCGACCATTCTGTAAGTATTTATTAGAGGCGGGAAAGATGTATAGCCGTTCCGAAATAGAAACAATTAGTGCGCGTTTAGGTTATTCTGTTTTTGATCGTGGTGGCGGTTGGTACACAGAACCCGATGGCAATCATTCCCCAAGTTGTAGGCACGAATGGATTTCAAACATAGTAACAAGAAAATAGAATGAGCAAGAATACACTATTCATATCAGTTCAATCAATTAAAGACAGAACAGGATTGCACGCAAATGTAGACGAAAAATTAGTTTTGCCTGAAATCAAGACGGCGCAAGATATGTATATTTTGCCTGCATTAGGATCAGCGCTTTATAATGAATTACAAACGGCGGTCGATACCAATACATATACAAATTTACAAACAACTTTATTAGATGATTACATTGTAGATTGTTTGATTTATTTTGTAATGTCTGAATTGCCGCAAGGATTATCATATCAATTCTATAATAAAGGATTGATCAGAAAGACAGGAGATAATCAAGAAAGTCCATCAATGCAGGATATGATTGACGTAGCGAATAGATACAGAGCAAGAGCAGAATTTTACAAGCAAAGATTAATTAAATATTTAAAACAAAATAATGCTTTATATCCTAATTATCTAAATTTCGGAAGCGGGATTGATTCGATCAAGCCTGACAACGAAGGCTATTCAGTTTCAATGTGGTTAGGTGATGCTTGTTGTATTGATGATTACGATGGTAGACACAAAAAAACATTTGAGGAAAGATATCAGGGTAATATAGGTTGCTGCTAAATATGAGTAAACAAGTAACAATTAAAAACCAAACTAAACTTAAAGTTTATTTGGAAAAAGCTAAAAAGAATGACATTAAACCAAATAGTCAAAGAACTAACAACGATAGGGAACGCCCACGAACAAATTAATTTTGTTTATTTTGGGGACGTATGGGAACGTTTAAGTAATGGCGAGGTTACTTATCCTGCAATGTTTTTTACATTGACAGGCGCGAGTTTTGGCGCTAAGGAAATAGCCTATTCTTTTAGTCTTTACTTTATGGATCGTATGCTAATGGAAGAAACAAACGAAACAGAAGTTTTATCAGATATGACACAGGTAGCGGGTGATATAGTGGCGCAATTAAGATACCCTGAAGATTATTCAATAGTAACTTGGACGTTAAACCAAAATCTTCCTGTTACATTTTACACGGAAGAAGATCCTGATTTATTAGCAGGCGTTAAATTAGATATTAGCTTATCGCTTCCCTTTATTAACAATAGGTGTCAAGTACCTTCAAATTATACTTATTAATGGAATCAAAAAAAATAAACCAATTAGCAACGGAATTAACGCCCGCGCTTGATGATCTTACAATTATAGGTGATCCAACAACAGGCATCAGTAAAAAGATTACGCTTTCACAAATGGCGTCTTTGTTTACGGGAACAGTTGAAGAATACGCAAACCTTGCTTCATTTCCTTTGGTTGGTGTTGCTGACACAATTTATATTGCTTTAGACACAAACGTTTTATATCGTTGGGATACAACTTTGACTTCATACGTTGAGTTGTCGCCGAACATTATCAATTCATTGGTATTTAACGACGCAAACGGATTTGACGGAACGATTAGTTTGGTTGGTTCTGTTGCGACTTTGACAATTACAACTGCATTAACGCAAGGTTCAGTTGGCTTTATTGGCGCTTCAGGTGCTTTAACGCAAGACAATTCAAACTTTTATTGGGATAATACAAACAAAAGATTAGGTATAAATACAAATGCGCCAACGACTGCGATTGACGCTTTTGGTTCAGGTATTATTGGAAGATTAAACGGGACTTCAACAAACAATTCATTTTTAGGTTTTGCAAGTGCGGGAACTAACCAATGGTCAATTGGTAACGTTCAATCAGACCAAAGATTTAGGATTTATAGCGAAGCAAATACGGCTGAATTAGTTTCAGTTTTACAAACAGGTGAATTTGGTATTGGTATTGCCAACCCAACAACAAAGTTACACATTGACGGCGGTGCAAGTGCATTAATTGCTAATTTAGACGCTAACGTTTCTGTTGCAAAAAGTATTAGTTTTCGTTCAGACAATAGCAATAGAATAAATTTAGAAGTTTCAGGAACAGAATCAGGTTCAAATGCGGGTGCAAATTTATTTTTAAGAACTTACACAGACGCAGGTGCATTAATTGAAACACCTTTTTCAATTGTTCGTTCAACAGGCGTTACGACAATAAAAAGTTTAACACTTACAAATGCTTTGTCAATTGCGAATGGTGGTACAGGTTCAACAACACAAAATTTTGTTGACTTAACAACTAACCAATCAATTGGCGGTGCTAAAATTTTTACAGGTAGTGCTAATGCAGTGACACTATCAAATGCAGCAAATTTATGGTTAAGAATTCAAAGAGGAACTTCTTTTACTAACATAGGAGTTGATTCAATAGGTTCTTTTTATAATACAAATACTAATCATACATTTTATGTTACTGACGGTACAGTAACTGCTTTAAATATATCAAATACAGGTGCTGCTACATTCTCAAGTAGTGTAGGAGTTGGTGGTGCTACTAATACATTAGGATTCTTAGAAGTTTGGAAAAGTGGAAGTAGTATTGCTCAATTAAGTATTGGTCAAAATGCCACTTATCATACAGATTTCTTTGTTGATACAACTGGTAATTTTTATGTACAACCACAAGGGAATACAAAGATGACCATCTTAAGCGGTGGCAATGTAGGAATCGGAACGACTACCCCTTCAGAATTACTTGAAGTATCAGGCAGTTCATCTCCAAGAATTAGAATATCAAATACTACAAATTCAGCTAATGTTGGTTTAGTATTAGAAACAAGAAATTCATCTGGTACTATTCAAAGAGGAGGTCTTTATTACACACCTGGTACAACGCCTTATATTGGGTTATCAGGTGATAACACTAATATACATTTAAGTGTAACAAGTGGGGGTCAAGTAGGAATCGGAACGAATAGCCCAAGTGCATTATTACAATTAGCGGTTGCAAATGCAGCAGTAGACGGAACAAAAGGCGTAAAAATAACAAATCCTGCTGGTACAACAGTGATGCTTGAGTGCGGAGTTAATAGCGACTCTTTTGTAGGTACAACAAGTGCAAGTGATTTTAGTATAAGAACAGGCAATTCCGAAAAAATGAAGATAACAAATGGGGGTGGCGTAGAGATATCACAAAATAATGCAGGACAACCATTAATTTACGCAAAACAAACCGGTTCTTCAGGATATACTGCAATTCAATTTAGTGGTAATAACGGAACCGATGTTGGGTCATTATCTTCTTTTTCGGGTAGTATTTATATTGGAAGGTGGAACGGAGGAAATGGAAGTAATGGAGAAATAAGAATAAATAGTTCAGGAGGCGTTGTAATTCCCGGTTCATTATCTAAAGGTTCAGGTTCATTTAGAATTGACCACCCTTTAGAATCTATGTCTGAAACGCATCAATTAGTTCATTCATTTGTGGAAGCACCACAGGCAGATTTATATTATAGAGGTAAATTAATACTTGTAAACGGTAAAGGTCAAGCAAATATTGATGAAATTTCCACAATGACAGAAGGTACTTTTGAGGTATTATGTAGAGAAGTACAATGTTTTACAACAAATGAAACAGGTTGGGATTTAGTAAAAGGTAAAGTTATTGGGAATATTATTTATATAGAAAGTCAAAATATAAATTCAACAGATGAAATTTCGTGGTTAGTAATTGGAGAAAGAAAAGATAAACATATAATGGATACAGATTGGACAGATGAAAATGGAAAAGTAATTGTAGAACCATTAAAACCAATTCAAGAAGAAATTGAACAAGTAAATGAAATTATTGAAGAAGAAATTGAAAATATAAACGAATAATGACAATATTTTTAACCATAGTATTTTTAGTTCACTTAATTAGTTGGATTTTATACCAAAAGCATCAATTTTTAGAACGTGACCTTTACGCGACAGATTCGCATAATGCTTACGAACACAACAAAAAATGGCATATTTGGAAGGGTATAAACCATTTGTCCGTTTATGTTTTGGTTTGGTCGCTTTATGGTTTCTTTTCAATGGTATTTTTTGCAACTGCTTTTTGGTTTGGCTTTGATATTCTTTGCAATGTTATCGTCTTAAAAAGACCTGCATTCCACGTTGGTCAAACGGCTGACACGGACAAGTTTATTCGTAAAGTTGCAGAACTTATAAAAATAAAGCCTGAATATGCTTCGGCATTGATTAAAGTATTAATTTTGGTAATATTATTAATTTTAAAATAAAACTATGATTACGTTAAACGAACAACAAGTTGCTGAATTAAACAATTTCATTCAAGATCAATTACCTACAAAGTACGGGATTGTCTTATTACAATGGTTTGCAAAAATTCAGGAAGAACAAAATCCAAAAAAAGAAGATTAAAATGGCACAACATAGCGATCAAGCAGATATTGGGGTTTTAGTTAGCACAATCGGTGCAATTGTTAGCGTTACAACAATTCAGCCAATTATTACTTTAATTGCGGGTTTGGTCGCTATTGTTTCAGGGATTATGGCTATTCGGTATTATTACAATGCAACTAAAAAAGTAAAGCAAGATGACTAAGAATATAATAATTGCATCATTATTAGTTGTAATTATTTTATTTCTAATATCAAGTCCTTCCTATGTAAAGGATCAGGTGATCGTAAAGACTGATACGGTTTACCAACAGAAAACTTTTACAAAATATAAAAAAGGGGATTCTATCCCTTTTGTAGTTTTAGATACTATCATTGATCAGGTTCACGACACTATTAAGATTATATCCGATTATAGCCGTGTATATTCGTATTCAGATACGATACGCATAGATTCATTAGGATACGCATACATACAGGATACGATCACTCATAATAAGATTATAGGAAGATCGGTCGGGTTAAATATCCAAGAAAAAACTATTTATATTACAAAGACTATCCAACCTAAAAACAAAACCGCCCTTTATTTAGGCTTTTTATCTGATATGCGACAGGATAACAGACAATTAGGCATAGGCATAGGCTTAGCAATTAAAACGGCTAATAAGGGGGTAATAACGGCAAATGCAACTACGAATGGGTATTCATTAGGATATTATTTAAAATTTTAATATATGCGTCAATTTTTTACAGAGGACAATAATCGTTTAAGTATGAAACGCTTTTGCGGATTTATATGTACGATTGCCCTTTGTGCTAAATTAATACATACGCCAACAGATGCTTTAGTATATTCCGTTGCTGCTTTAGCAGGTGCGGCTTTTGGTTATACAATGGCTGAAAAAATATTTAAAAAGGATTAAATATGAAACTATCAGAACATTTAGATCTTAGCGAGGTGATCAGAAGCGAAAGCGCAAAGCGTAATGGTATTTCAAATATGCCAATAGAACCGCACATTCGCAATTTAAAATTATTGGCTGAAAATATATTCCAACCTATCAGGAATAACTTTCGTTGCCCGATCCATATTTCAAGCGCTTACAGATCCATTGAACTTAATCGTATCGTTAAGGGAAGTTTAACTTCACAACATTGCACGGGTGAAGCCATTGATATAGATATGGACGGCACGCCAAATGGGGTAACTAATAAAATGGTTTTTGACTATATAAAAGATAATTTAGAATTCGATCAACTAATTTGGGAATTTGGGACAAATGATAATCCTGATTGGGTTCACGTTTCATACGAGAGTACAGGCAAACAAAGAAAACAAGTATTAAAAGCAATAAGAAATAACGGAAAGACACAATATAAAACCTATTAAATGCTAAAAACCAAACGCAGAAGGCTATTTTTTGATATCGAAACTTCGCCTAATATTGGGTTATTTTGGGAAGCAGGCTACAAAAAAAATATCGATTATTCAAATATAATTCAAGAACGTGCAATTATCTGTATCTGTTATAAATGGGAAGATGAGAAAGAGGTTTACGCCCTACAATGGGATGCTAAACAAAATGACAAGCGTATGCTTGAACAATTTATTGAGGTTGCAAATGTGGCTAACGAATTGGTCGGACACAATGGGGATAAATTCGACTTGGCTTGGATCAGGACAAGGTGTTTGTTTCACAATATCCAAATGTTCCCAAAATATACAACTATTGATACCTTAAAGGTAGCGCGTCAAAAGTTTAGGTTTAATTCAAATAGGCTTAATTATATAGCTGATTTTTTAGGAATCGGTCAAAAGATTAAAACAGAATATAGTCTTTGGAAAAATATCCTTTTACATAAGGATAAGGCAGCTATGGAAGCTATGATCAAGTATTGTAAAAAGGACGTTGTTTTACTTGAAAAAGTATTTAAACTTTTAAGCGCGCACATAGAACCTAAGACACATTACGGGGTTATATTCGGACAGGAAAGAGGATCTTGCCCTGAATGTGGATCTGATGACCTGATAAGAAATAATAAAGTAGTAACCGCAACAGGATTAACCCGCATACAATACAAGTGTAAAACCTGCAATAAATTCCATTCTAAAACTGATAAATAAATGAGCAAAATCCTATATACAATTATTGATGATCTATTAGCGCGAGAAGATAAAGGGATTAAAGAATACGGAACTACAATGGATCGAACGGATCTTTCGGAAATTGATTGGCTGCAACACGCCTACGAGGAATCATTAGACTTATCTATATATTTAAAAAAACTTATAAAAATTAAGAAAGATGCGAATGCCAAAAGGTTTTAACAAATGGACTTTATCCCAACAGGAAGAATTTTTTACTAAAAAACTACAAGAGTTATACGAAATCGAACAGGACATTCGCCATATGTTAGCAAAGATCAGAGGCGGGAATAGGATGGAATATAAAGAAATAGAAAGACCTGATGAAATACTTTTAAAAGATTTATAATGTCAGAGGAAAAAGAACCGGAAATTACGGAAGAAATTGAGTGGGAAGATGCTGAAGCGACCACGCGAAGTGATCTAATTAGCTGCGCCTATTATGCAATGTCTGCGGTTGAGGATATTGATTTAACTTTAATATCTAAGATCGAAGCAAATAAAATACGCCGTATAAAAAGGCAATCCTTAGATATAATTGCAGAGGTGATCGGGGAAATGCACGCTGAAATCTTTGATGTAGAAGAAGATATATAAATAAATAATTATATATAATGTATTGCCGCTTATAATGAGTGGCTTTTTTTTGTAAAATAAATTAATAAAGTGTATATTTTATGGATAAAAGATGTATATTTGTAATGCCGTAATAAAACCATACGGCATAAATACTATGAAAAGTTTTAAATTTATTGGTGAAGCCAAATTTGGCAAACCTGAAGACATTTTTTATTACACTACCGAAGATGACCATTATATACCGGATTCGGGTAGTCATATAAAAGAAACTGCTTATGAAAAGTTTTTGATCTTAGCACAGGGCGGTTCTTTAAAACCTACAAAAGAAATATTTGAGGAAATAATTTTTGAACCTAAAAATTAAAAAATGAATACATTACACGAATTAGAAAATCTTAGAAATAAAGTAAGTTATTTTGAATGGCTTTTTGAAATTAGTAATAAAACTAATGCAAGAAACCGCTATGATCTATTAAAGAACGCAAGGAAAAATTTAAAAGAATTTAAACTTAAATATTATCCGCATTTATTAGTTCAGCCAAAAAATAATTTTCCAAAAGAACCATTTATTCCAATGTCAGAATGGACAGAAAGATTTGAAGAATACGGGGATATGTATTAAATTTATAAACCTAAAACAAACCTATATGAAATTAGTAAAAATTCAAGCAGAATTAAAAGCGCCTAAAAACCAAGTAAATTCCTTTGGCAAATATAAATACCGAAGCGCAGAGGA